CTGCCCAAAAGTCTCTTTTAGAAGGCCAAAAGAGCAAGTACAGCGTCTTTACTGCTGAGGCAGATCGTTGCTTAGAACAAATGAAGATCCAAAATACCTTATCCCCCACCAACTCAGATGACGTGAACCTTGATCTAGATGCTATTAATCATGGCGCAATTATAGGTGATTAATGAAAGCTAAACTCCCCAATCTTACCGGAGACGACGGGAAAGATTTTGTAATAACCATAGATAAATTTAATAAGGGCGTAATGACGCTCTTTAATAGTACCCGCTTACCTATTGAAGCTATGGCTCAAGCCCAAAATATGATTCTTGATGACGATGGTGTTTGGACGGTTCGTCCAGGAACGGTGGCCTATGGAGCTACTCTAACTACCCCAATTGATGGCGGGGGGTCGTTTACTAAATATAACTCTGACGGCACCATGAACACCTACTACTGGGTAATTGATAATGGTGCATTTAAGTATGCGTCAGACGGAGGGTCTTGGACGACAATCTCAGGAGTTACCTGGACTACAGGAAACCCTGTAACAGGACGACAAATTAAGAACCGCCTCTATCTAGCTAATGGTGTACAGGCCTTGTCTTATGTGGACCTTGCAACTTTCACGTTAGTTACCTATACAGCACTCACTACGCCAGGAGCTCCCAGCCCTGTAAAAACCGGCTTAGGTGGGACTAACTACACTGCTTATTATCGGATCACGGCAGTAAATGAAATTGGTGAAACTGCCGGAGGAGCCGAAGGATCAGTTACTATTAATAAACATCGAGACGACTGGATCTTAGGAACTGACTATGTAACCTTGACTTGGAGCGCAGTTAGTGGTGCAACTAGGTATAATATTTACTATTCTGACATTTCTGGTCAAGAAGTCTACATTGATTCAGTTACTGCAGTAGCCTCCCCTTCTTATATTGACTACGGTACAACTATTGCGAATGTCTACCAGGTTTACCCAACTGCTGATTCTACTGCTGGGCCCAAGTATACGCAGTTTGCTCTTGCTTCTAATCAGATATGGGCTACTGCCGATCCCACCAACGCTTACCGCGTAGGCTGGACGGGCACAGGGCAGAATCTAGGTTCATTTAATCCTTTCTCTGGAGGTGGATATGTAGATCTGGAATACGGCAGTAACGAAAAGCCGATTGTTGTTAAGTCTTTCCGTGACGGTCGCGGTAACTCTGTAGCTACAGTTTTAACCTCTGATCCTAATGGTACGGGCTCAATTTGGGCAGTTACGCTCTCAACGATAGTAATTGATGTGTTGCAAATTAGTGTTCCGGCCTACTCAAAGCAGCAAGGCTCAGTGGGTACAAGATCTCCTCGTGGGGTTCTTGAGTACAATAATTCTATCTTCTACCCCTCTCCAAAAGGGTTCCAGAGCCTTGGTTCACAACAGTCAATCTTGAATGTTCTGGTTACTAAAGATATTTCGGCGGTAGTCCGACCGTCTGTAGATGGTATCAATAATCTTTATTCTCATCTTATTTGTGGCATTCCTTTCAAAGGACGCCTTTATTGGAGCGTACCATTTGGTTCCACTACCAATAATCAAACTTGGGTGCTTGATCTTGAGCGCGGAGGGGTCTGGGCTCTACCCTGGACGATCGGGGTAAAGCAGTTTATTGAATACACAGATTCTAGTGGTGTAATTAGACTTTTGGGTATCCCAACCACAGGTACAAAGTTAATTCAATTTGACCAAAATGCCACTGGTGACTCTAATGTGGCTTTCTCAAGTAATCTACAATCAGGTCTTGTGCACTGGGATAAGGATCATAGCTCCTGGGCTTATATTAGGAAAGTATACGTAGAACTAGCAGAGCCGAGAGGAACTACCCAGTTTACGGTATCTGGTGCTCAAAAAGGCAAGTCATTTAGAGCCCTGGGTAATAGATCTATTACAGACGCTTCTTCCTCCTCTGGTTTTGATGCTGATTTGTTTGATTCGTTCCAGTTTGATACTTCTGATTCTATACCTACAACCTTTTCGCAAAACTCTATTATCAAGTCTCTAAAGGTGAACAAACTACTAAATTACCTTCAATATTCCCTATCTACCTCTGAAATCAATGCAGGGTACACTTTGATCCAAGTGGTTATTAAAGGTACATTGATCCCAACCTCTGATCCATCGAGTTATAGATCATGACAAAACATGAGTACTATGATACGCTAACCATAGCCGATATAAGGCAGCCCTTGGCTGTCTTTGTTTTATTTAAGGAGCTATAAATGCCTGCTGCTGCTACAGATAAGTTTCGTAAATCCTACGCTTTTTTAAGCAAAACTCTTTCTTCGGGTGTTGATAGTTCAACTGGCACAATCCCACTAAATAATGCTACAAATGTGCCTACTGATACTGCTGTCACCTTTATTATTGACCGGGTAGATTCAAATGGTAATCTTACCCCTACTTTACGTGAAATCTGTACCGGTGTTGTTTCAGGCTCAAATATCATTTCGACTACTCGCGGTCAAATGGGAACCACCGCCCAAGTACACGCTCTTGGTGCTGTCGTTGAGTTTGTAGTGTCTGCTCAAATGCAGAATGACATGATAGATGCGCTTTTAGTGTCCCACAATCAAGATGGTACTATGATCACCAGCTTGCCACTCACTACGCCTAAAATTACTACTTCTATAAACGATTCGGGAGGCAACGAGGTTATTAAAACTCCCGCTACGGCCTCGGCAGTTAATGAGATTACCATTACTAACGCTGCTGCTGGTAGTCCTCCAAAAATATCTGCAACGGGTGGAGATACTGACATTGATCTTTACTTATTGGGGAAAGGAGCTGGTTCCCCTCGTTTTGCTGGCCTTTACGATGGTTGGGTAGCTGCTAATGAAACCCTGACTTATGCCTCGGCCACCACGCTTACTTGTAGCGCTGCCCTAGCCGCCATTCTTGCGGTTGGTGATCGTATTAAACTTACTCAAACGACAGTAAAATACTTTGCAATTACAGGTATTTCAGGCACAACTATTACTATTACGGGCGGTACGGACTATACGCTCGCGAATGCTGCAATTACATTGCCATTCTATTCTCACGAAGAATCCCCTACTGGGTACCCTCAATATTTTGCCTATACGCCCGCTTGGACAACTACCGGTACTGCTCCCGCTATTGGTAATGGAACACTGTCTGGTTCCTTTTCAATCATAGGCAAGACTTGTGCCTTTAGAGTTTCTTGGTTAGCGGGCTCAACCACAACTTTTGGCACCCTAAACTATCGGTTTTCCTTGCCTGTAACAGCAAGTGGTGCAATTGCCGCTACTACACCTATTGGGTGGTGGTATGGGGAGTTCCCAGCAAATCAAGGTTACATTGGCGAAGTGAACCTCAGCACAACTACTACTGTTCTGATGCACTACCATTCAGCTTCTATTGACGGTGCTGCTGGGCAAGTAAGTGCTACAGGGCCAACAACCTGGGCAAATACCTATTTTCAACGCTTATCAGGAACTTATCAAATTGCTTAATAATGAGTCAAAAAAATGAGCGTTGAATTCCCCTTACCAGGACTTGTAGATATTCGAATGCCCATTCCGGGCAACTCGTTTACCTGGGCCAGCATTGAGCCTACACCTGCGAAAAAACGTATCGTAATTCATGGTACGGGTTCTATAGCTGCTCTTGAAGATGGGTTTACAATGGCTGATTTCCATATGCGCTCCAATGGCTGGGAAGGTATTGGTGTGCATTTTGTGGTTACTCGCGATAATTACCCAGGTAGACAATATGTAGGGGGCGCAACCCCTCCTGGAGCCCAAGTTCAATATGTAGGCGACCTAAACACTGTTCGGGCTGGTGTTTGGGGGATGAACCCAGGTAGCGTGCATATTGAGATTTCTGGGCTATTTACGCCTGGCAAAGAAATACCTAGTGAATCACAGCTTAGAAAGACAAGAGAGCTAATTGATCTTATGTTAGCTCCAAATAATATTCTCCCTTCCCTTAACTATTACTCTCAGGTGACTTACCATAATCAGATTGCTTTGCCTGGTCATACTACTGCTTGCCCAGGTCATGCCCACCCACAGTTTGCTGAATGGTTTAAATACTTACAGGGCGGCCCTGAACCATCGTGGTGGATTAAGTCTACCCCGCCTCCCGAACCAGCTCCTACACCTGTTCCTGAGCCTGTTGAAGTACCTGTAGTTATCCCAACACCAGAGCCACTTCCAGAACCTGAGCCAAAGCAGCCAGAGGGCAATGAGGTATTGGTAGACGAGCCAGAGTACATTCGCACTTTCAAGAATTTTGAAACTTCACTCAAGAAAAATACTACTCGTGAAGCTTTTGCCATTGATATGACCGGTCAGGGTGCTACTAAATCACTAGAACAAGGCACAGAAATTGAGATTGCAGGCACCTTTACTGATAACGGTAAGGATTATATTCGAACCGTATATAATCGCGATACAGGCTATCCTAAGACCGGCCAGTGGTACGGCGTATCCCTGGAAGCTTTTGCTGAGCCTCCGACAGGGCAAGCCACCGATTCTATTATTCCGGTAACTGTTATTCACAAAGACACCAACAATTTCTTCTTTAGCCTGATAAAGGCAATTGCGGCAATTATTGGTGCGTTGGTAAGAACGTATAAAGAAAGGAGAAAATAAAAATGAATGAAGTAGCTAATTTTGTCCAGCAAGTTGCAAAGCAACTCTCTCCCGCTGACCTGGTGGTAATAGCGGGCGTAGTCACTACAGCAGTTCATGGATTGCTGAAACGCTACAAAGAACTCAGTAAGGTCGTAAATATTGCGGTTAGTTTTGTGCTACCAGTAATTGGTGCCATTCTAGCTACACTTGTAGACAGTGGCTCAATATTAGCCCACTACCCACAGGTATACGCAGTGGCCCAAGGTACGTACTACGTATCGAACGCCCTTAAAACAGTAACTGATTGGCTAAAGCTGGGTCGAGAAGTTTCTCAGGCTAGCGCAATCGTTCCTGAACCTGAGCCTATCCAGATCTAAAAAGTCCGACATAACCCCAATTGGCAGTCTTTAAGACTGCCTTTGTGGCGTAAAGCGTGCGTAAATGGTTGTCGGTAGATAGGGTGGGTTTTATATATCCAGAGCTTCCAGTTACGCTGAATATATTTAGCGCAACTATGGATTACGATATACCAAAAAACAGCTCTGGGTAGAGCTAGTAACTGATTCCAGCTATCTGCGAGTAGGAAGAGGAGGAATTTCATATCCTTACTCTATCAAGCATTAGCTCTATTGAAAAGAGAGGTTAAAAACCTCTCTTTTTGTTCGGGGACGTTCGGCGCACCGACAAGTTATATTACAGCGCACTCTGACTTATTTGATTCGTCAGCACCCGATTCCAGTCTTGCGAGCTGGTAGGGAGCCAGGTGACTTGTAGGAGCGCGACCCCTACTATTCCGGCTCAAGCGCTTGAGATCACCTATACCGTTGTGCCTTTCGGCGACTCCCTATCAACCCACTAAACCCCACCATGACGTTTCTTTTTGAGATTACATTCACTATGGGCTGCTTTCAAGTTACTTCTGACAAATCTTAGCTCTGGATGGGTGCTTTTATCTTCTACGTGCTCAACATCCATGTCGTACACTGACATTATCGGTTTGGGGCAGAGGTAGCAATCCCACCACCCCCGATAATCTGGCGGGTTATCCTTTATCCAGTCCCTTCGTTGCTTTATGAGAGCTTTGCCGATTTTTCCGAGCTGTCTTAGGGGTTTCGGTTGTTTTAACCTCTTGCTTGGCTTTGGAATCGGCTGAATCATACTCCACCCTCAGTTTATCTGTTATTTGCCTAGGCCAATTATAGTACTTATCCTCCCTAAGCCCAACAGATCGCAGTAATTCTTTTATACGAGCATCAAGGATCTGTTGGATTGATTTTATTAATGCTAGCTCTTTCAGGTCGTCAGGCATTTTTCTTTCCTTTATATAATTTAATGTGCGTAGGGCAGAAGTACCATTTACTAACTAATTCTCCGTCCATGCCACAGAGATAACATCGTTCCTCAAAAAACCTTTTAGCAATTACCGCCTCCATTTTAGCCACAATCTCGGTACTCTTGCCAGTCTCTAGTCCAGCCACAAGGTGCTTCTGGACGGTGATCCCAGATTAGCCAGGCTGCAATAGCGATAAGGCCGACGATTATTAGTTTTTTCTTCATGCCTTCTCCTCTAGCCAAGCAATCTTCTGGACGATCCAGCGTCGCCACGAGCCACCTCCGCCTGCTTTGCTCTCCATCTCCCGCAGCACCTCGATCTGTGCCTGGCGTTTCATTAGGTCAACTACTTCACCCATACCCTCAGCTGTCATTGCTTCTTTAACTGCCTCTCGTCTCTCTTGAGCGACATCAACCCACTTGCAGCCATCGCAGTACGAGTACTTCGTCCCATCGCCTTGCATGTTGGTGTGGAGATACATGGGTGCGTGATCCCAGGTGCAAGGGAGGTCTTGGCTTTGCTGGTCTCTACTGCTCATCGGTTACACACGTCGGCATTACATGGACCATATTTTGGGTCTAGAGCGTGGGTGCATCGGTCTTGGCCCTCTTGGTTGAGTTCGGCCATCTGTTTGAGTAGATTATCCTCAACCCGTTTTAACTCTACAGACTTGGCAATTACTACCTTATCTATTTCCTTTTGTATTCGATCCTTATTCATCTTTAGCCTTCTGGTTAAGTGTGTAGAAGTTAATAGCGTATTCCCAATTATGTCTGATTACTAAAGAAGCCAGGGCAGTCTTACTAACTTTGAGAATCTTTGCCCATTCGGGGTAGGTTTTACCTTGGTACTTTACGGTAGTTCGTTTGTTGTAACTCTGCACTTGTCTGAGAACCCATCTGCAATTTGAGGGTTCATAGTTACCATTATTATCGATGCGATCTAGGGTGTGCTTTGGGGTCGGACGTAGTCCCATATCTGCTATAAAGACAGAGAATACTTGCCATTCATCACAAACCTTAATTCCTCTTGCGCCGTACCAAGGATAGCCTGTGTTGTTTTTGGTGTAGCACCTTCCTTTCATGCTCTGCCAAATAAGATATTCAGGAGTACGAGTAGCACTATGGCTTTCTCGGTCTAGAACTTTAGCGTTAGCATCTCCTCTTTTTTGCCACCGCTGATAGTGTACTTGGCAATAGCCACGAGCTAGGTGCTTATTAGGGCAGAGGCTACAGGTTCTCATTTTTACCTGCCTCATACCCTCTTTGAAATTCTCGCTCGATTAGAGCTAAGATTCTGCTTTTTAGAACAGGCACAGATGATTGTTCGTCATACAACCCAGCTTGGTCAAATAAGCGGTCTAGTGGTAGGTCTGATTGGTTAGGCTTGGCATCATTGGATTTGAGCCAAGTTTCGTGGTCAATTACTGCCTTTCTGTGTGTTCTACAAGATTTGCAGTCACATATCTCTTTGATATTCATGGGTAGATCGGGTGTAGCTTCTGCAAACTGCTCTTTGGAGTTGTCTACTGGCTCTGACACATCCTCTATCGCTTTACATTGGTTGCATAGAGTTGGCTCAAACTCATGTTCCCCATGCTCTGAGTAATCTTTGGTTGGCTCTGACTTACCTGTACCGTTACTTTTCATATGGCCTCCTTTAAGCAATAAACCCGCCAGTTCCTAAACAAAACACTGTGGTGGCAGGTTTGTGGTATCGCAGGAGCAAAGGCAAGTCTGTGCTGTATGCCGACCATTAAATGTTCCCTATCAACGGCAACGTTCAGCCAGAACCGCATGGGAATTATGGGTAGATGTAAATACCTTGGGCAAACATTAGACTGGTTATTTGGATGGTTCATTGAGATCTCCCCCAACCGTTGTCTGCTACATGACCGCACTTTTCGCAGAAAATCTTTACTCTCTGTTGAATTGCCGTTTGGAAAGTCACAGGAATAAACTTATGCTCACATGTTAAACCACCGTACTTATTACCGGCTACATCGTGAGTGTTGTCGGTTGGTTGCTTATTATCACTCATGGCTTTTTCTTTTCCCGCATTGATAACAAACTAAATCATTCCCATATCGGTGGTAATTATGGCTCCATAAAAGACACTTCAACTTACTCATTGTTAGTGTCCACTTCTACCAGCTTAGCTATGGCTGCTACTAAATCCTTATCTGTACTTAAACTTAGCCGTTCGTCCCAGAACCCTGCTGGTAATTGTCGCATAGCTCTTTGGAGACTATTAGCTTGAGTGGGCAGCCATTCCTCAATAGTTATTCGGTATTTCATAACCCGGTCTCCTTAGGCCGTTGCTTGATAAGGGTTGTCATACTATCGCCTCCTTAAGTTTTCTTGTGCCCCAGCGGACATCGTTTATTGTAGCTAAAGCATACAGCTTAACTGGCAATAGGAATATTAGGGATAAAAACCCGTACCCTAAGAACCAAATAAACTCTGGCCGTTTAGTGGTAAGGACTGGATCAATAATTCTTACTAAACTCATTAGAACAATAGTCAGAGCGTAGAGAAGTAGCGCTCGCCCCTGCAAAGCAGAAACCGTAATAACCAGCCCAAAGCCTAGTAAAAACGGCATAGCCAGGTTAAGCAGGTAGTCTACAAAGAAGAATAGCCCATGCTTGGGAATGGCCTTCGTTTGCCATAGCAGTTCCCGCCAGTAGGATTTGCTCCATCTGGTTTGCTGCTTTAGCCATACCTTAAACTGGGTTGGCGTATCTGTCCAGCAAACAGCCTTAGAGTACTTAACCTTATATCCCAGGCCTAGAACTAGGTTTGTTAGGTGACGATCATCGCCAAAGGTACATTTTGAGCCTAGGAAGGTTTGCGAAATGAACTTATCTTTAATAGCTTCTATTACTTCTCGCTTATACCCGCCCATCGGACCCGAAATACAGGTGATGTTTCCGAACAAGGACTGTGAGGCTCTTTCAGCGTTAAAAGCTTGCCAGTAGCGCAGGTTCTGGATTTTGGTTAGCCAGTTCACATCTTTGTTATAGGTATCTACAAACCCTGTAACCCCGCCAATCTTGGGATTACTACGCAACACTTTCACCATCTCCAATGCCGCGTCTTTGTGCCAAATAGTGTCGCTATCGGCTGTAAGAACATATTTAGTGGCGGGGTGCATCAATGAAAAGCCGAGGTGCATAGCTTCGCGCTTACCGGCATTCTCTTTTAGGGTGTACTTTGCGCCCCAGCGCTTACAAATCTTTTGCAGCCGTCCGGCGTTGTCTGAACCATCATCAATAATAATTACTTCACATGGGTAGCTTTGTAGTACTAGGCTTGCTATGGATTTTTCGAATAGTTCCTCATCTTCGTTAAAGGTAGCGACAATAATAGCTGCTCTGGCATATCTACCTCGCCATCGATAAGTTTTATTGCGTTCAACGTGGGCAGTTGTAATTTGTAGCCCAATACGCCCCAACGCTAAAGCTCCGTATATGGTGAGATCAATCATTTATTTGCTTCCTCTAGTTTCCACGGACCACACTGTCCGTGGGCAAACACTAGGCCGCATTGAGGCTCGCAAGGCTTTGTGCCTAAATGCTTACATAAAGGGAAGTTATGAGCCGCGGGTTGAACAACTGGCTTGTTCGCTTTGAGTACATTTAGTACCCATATCAAAAGCAAAGTTTCGATCATAATACCGGAGATTATGATATAGAACCTTACTTTAGCTTCAATGTTTGGTCCCGTAGCCACGTCTTGCTCCTTATGTCGGTTATTAATTTATTCATGTGCTCTATGCGACCACAAGTATTACACTTATAGGATACGGTTCGTGGTGTTTCACGTAAAACCCTATCAATGTGGCCGTTGTTGCAGCTCATTTAATTCCCCTCATCTGTGGTGGGTTGGGTGAGCCTCCGCCAGGTCCGTATTTAACTGGTGGGTAGTTTTGTGATTTATAGTGTTTCTCAATATCTTTTTGACTCATGTGCTCCCGCGCATTGGGGCGTGCCATATACGCTCGCCAAGTTTCTGGCGACAGAGTACGCAATTCTTCATACTGCGCATCCGTGAATGGTTTAGTGCGGTCGACTTTATCCAGTGATGGTAACGTGCTCATTTTCACTCTCCTTATCGTCAAATTCTTTATTCCAAAGGCTTACACTGACGGGGTGTACGCCAAATTGATCAGCAATATCTATATTGGTATAACCTTCTTTACGCATTTGAAGGTATTTGGGATAGCCGCCTTTGTCTGCGTACTGACGGTTAAACTGGGCTATACGAGCTCCTACGCTTTTCATTTATTCACCTCGCTTTGGCCACTATAGGATTTAATATAGTTCACGTCGGCATCCACTTCTTTAAGAAAAGTGATTACTTGACGCTCTAGGCGCTGTATATATTCTTCTTCGCGGTTAATTCGTCGAATAAAGATTTGGGCATTTTCTGGCATATCAGGGTCAAAAGATACAAAATCACACCATTTGCGGCTGGTTAGCCACAACTGCCCTTGAATCTGAGGGATGTATTCAAGTGGTACGTAGCCTGTTTTAAGGGTTTCTATATGGTTGGCGGTATTACGGCATTTGATCTCAAGTAGGCCATCTGTACCAATTAACCCGTCAGGACTGGCTCCGGCTGCAATTGTTGGGTGCTGGTAAAAGCCTGCATCTTCAACTGCTATATCAGTTTTCATCATATATATAGTTTTGGCGAGCTCTTCGGTTTCGCTCCCCCATTCCATTGCAGCACTATTGAAGCGATCAGGGGTATTACCGGTAAGTCTTTCGACAACAATTTGAGCTCGGTAATTACGCCTAGCGGCGGCTTCACCTTTGCCAATAGTGGCTAGGATATCTTTAAATCGGCTAGCAGTAGCTTTACCAAGCCTGGCTTCATACCAGTCTTGGGTGCGCTGCTCAACAAATTCTAAGGTCTTTGGCTCCATTAGACGAGTTCCTTGAGGCGCGTATTAACCAGAGGGGCCGCCATCTTCTGCTCTTTTACATCAAGTGTTTGCAGAACATCTTTGAGCTCTTCTTTGGTCTTAGCGTTGTTGATAGCTTCTTTGGTTGCTAGTGATAGGTCTACGACCTCACCTTCAATGATCTGGCCGGTTTCCATATCTACTTTGGCTTTACGACCACCTTCGGTCATTGAATCCCACATAACCGCAGCTTTGAACTTATTATCTTTGCGGCTAGAGGGCAGGTCTTTGAGTAATTGTTTGATAGCGGTTTTGCGAACCTGTTTTTCTTCCCAATCTGTCCAAGGTGTACCTGGCTTATTAGCTTTGACAGTTCGTTTAATTTTAGCGATCTCAGAAGGGGACATAACTATAAACTGGGTTTCGCCGTTTTCAAGTTTAGCGACAGCATAGGCAGCTACTATGTTCTTAGCAACTGTTCTATCAATGGTTAGGTTCTTTTTGTGATGGATATAATTAGTAGCATCATCAAAATCAAATTCATCTTCTTTAAATACTAGATCAGCTTTAATTGTTTTAACCACGCCCGAACGGTAGGCGAGTTCCATACCACCTTGGTACATTAATTGAAACTGGGCTTCTTTGCCGTAGGGGATAATCGCGGCGTACTGTTCTGGTGTTCCTGGCATGATATTTAAGTTCACACACTGCATCATGGCTACAAATACGCTCTCAGGGCTGCACTGGGCTAGCTGTGGGCTCTTACGCATTAAAAAGCCTAGTTGCATAAAGAACTCTTGGGCGCGTTGGTCACCGACTATGCTAACGGCATACTTCTTAACCATTTCACGCGCCATTTCGGTGCTGGTGATTTTAGCGATCTGACCTACCGAAGTAGCTAGTTCATTTGCTTTGACTGGCTTATCGTTACTTTTAGGCTCGGTTGTAACGATTTCGGCTTCTTTCGTTACTTCTTCTTCGGTCTTAGGTTCTGTCATTTTATTCTCCTCACTTAATATATGGTCAAATAATAAAGTTTCTTTTATAAACTTCTCGCCACACTCACATTTGTAACCCATTTTGCTTTCGACTGGTTGGTGCATCATAATTCCCTTTCGTGGTATTCTTCATCTTCTACTGGGTGGTTTTCACAGCGCACCGTTGAATAACTGTAGCCTTCTTCGTCTTTAGTGAACCACTCACTTATTGCTAATTGATCACACTTCTTAAACTCACATATCAAAGAGCGCGTCTCAAGATCGGGGCTCATGATAAACGCGCCTTCTGGGTCATGTAATTAATTTTTAGGCTACCTTGGTTGCGTAAGTAGAGTGTACGAGCTAGATAGGCGAGGGTAGTTACTACCAGCGTAAGTAGGGTTGCTTGCCAATATATAACGGCTAGCATCACTAGGCAGCTCACAAATAGGAGCAAGAAGGGGACTATATCGGTCGGTGTTTCGGCCTGGGCCTCAACGTCTTTCCCCCTAAAATAACCTTTTACGTACTGCATTACTGGCCTTTCTTTACGCTCTTATGCTAGCACACATTAAAATTTATGTCAATATATATATTAAAATTAAAAATAGTGTTCATTAACAAAAGCGGTAAGGCTATACTTTGTAAGTGAACAACTTTCGTAAGAAAACTGAAAAAATAAAGCGCTGGTTCTTCCCTAGTCCCGCTGAAAAAGAATTCATGCGGGTGATGGGCTTCTGGTTCTTCTTTATATATACCGTTCACCGCGAATACAAGATTAAGGGTTATTATGCCGATTTCTGCATCCCCTCTCGTAAAGTAGTAATTGAGATTGATGGCAAAAACTATCACGGTGGAACTTATGATAAGGTCCGCGATTGGGTATTTGAAAAGGCTGGATGGAACGTAATAAGAATACCTGCTCAGAAGTTGTGGCGTGAACCCAGGCAAGTTAAAAAGGAAGTTAGGCTATTTACTCGTAACCCTCGTAAGTGGCAAAAGCTATACGGATAACAAAAGAGCGCCAGGGGGATGGCGCTCTTTATGGTTACCGAGCTTACTACTATACTAAGTGATAAGCTTTTCTAGCGGGTAACGTGCCTACTTCAAAACTTCACTATCCTAAGATAGTACTTACGTTGTAACATAAGTATGGTAAAAATGTCAATAACGGCGCATAAATGTATTCAGTATTTATAAAAAGGCATAACAGATATGAGAATGGGTACTAAATTTGTTCACCATAAGAAGTATGGGCCTAGGGCTTGGGTTGCCAGCGAAGGCAAGCCGACATGGGCTAGGATATTGCTTACGCTAGTTAGTTGGTATAAGCTCTAGGCGGTGGCTGGTCTGGTGGTGCTCACCTCCCGCCTTGCCTACTGCCTTTCTTTACAGACGGAGCCCCGAAAGGGGCTCTTGTCATTTAAAAAGCTCATGGTATGATTCCGATGAAGCCCCCCGCGCTTAGTACCCAGTAGGCCTACCTATTTAATCGTCCTAACTCCTAACATGGTTCTACTAACTTCGTTACCACGAACTAAAAAACTTCCGCTAGCCTGCCGGGAGTTTTTTAGAACTTGAAATTAATGCTGTCGAAGAATCGCCGCTTTTTAGCTGGTTGTTCTTCGCCAGGCGGCGGTCCATATAAATCTAAGACTGTTTGGATACGAGCCATTTGTTGTGCCATTATCAGACGGCTGCGTTCGTCGGCCAGAGCCTCATAGGGAACATGCTTTGTCAGTACGCTATGAACATCGTCCAAGAGCATCATGGTGTTATAAAATTGGTCGTCCATTAAACAATTTCCAGACGGCCCTTGCACTTGCTACAAGGGGGAATAAAGCCTAGAGGTGTTCTAACCCGAAATTGCACTTCCCCACAGCTTAAACAGCGGCAGCAGTCTTTCTTTGGATCAACTTTTGGTAATGGCACGAACATAACCTGAATATAAAAGCCCCTCGCTATTTTGGCAAGGGGCTTTAGGTGGTTTGGAATCGGAATAAGTCCCGATTACCTTTTTAATATTTTTGTTTTTGTTGTGGAGTTCGCGGCATGGACGACCGCAATTAAACTATAGCGTACAAACCATATAACTGCATAGTCGGATTTTCTAAAATAACCATAAGAAATACCGGCCCCTTTTGGAGCCGGTAGGATTCCTTACCACCGGTAGTTAGTTTTGTGATGGCCACCAGACCATCTACTACCACCACAATTATATCGCTTCAATCAAAAAGCACAAGACCGGAGCTTAATCCGGTCCTGTGATCTATAGGTTGCGGGCTACCACCGAGTTGTTGCCAGTTAAGTCTTACGACAACTTTTTTTACCTTAGAACGTCTGGCGTATTGGTCGAACGGTCAGTACAACCCTGATTGCTCTTGGGGGAGTCCAGGTGAGTACTAGATCGGAAGTGCCTGAGATAACACAATGCCGGTGGTGTCATGTGCTATTTTGGGCTACGTGTCGCTTCCCAAAGCGTTTTAGCTTTATTCGCAGCCAAGCGTATAGGACAAACTCCGAACTCAGACAATTAAACAATAAAGCACAAGAGTTATAATGACAATATGCGGTGTATAACCACAACTACATCAGGCTGCGAAGGTAGCTGGTCGGCTACGGGGTTGTGGTGTCGTTATTGTGGCCATCAATTGCTGGCGAGTAAGGACGCAGATTTTTTAATGCCTCTGGATCTTCACGATCAAACACAGGACAATCTCGAACTATTGGGTACAGATACAGGTGAAGCGATCCCCAATTGAAGGTTTGGACCTTCTTGCCTAACTGCCAGCTCTCATTGTTCAAACAAACGTATTCGCGAGCTTTCCATTCCCAGAGCCCCAAAAAACGGCTAAAAATAATTATTATTATAGCTGCTAATAGTAAATACCTACCGGAAAACATGCTGCGGCTCATAATATGATCCTAACATGATTGATTTTTTGCTTAGGGAACTGGTCTTTAACAAATACCATCATAGCCTTATCCCAGCTTCTGGGCTCACAGGCGTTACAGAAGGGCAGCCCGTCCCCTACCTGATAGCCCTCGGTTATAGCTTCAACAAGCGCCAGTAGCAGGGTAGCACGCTTAGTTCTAAAGCAGGCGGGACACATCCAGGTAAGCCTCTGCATGATATGCTTACCGACCCTAAATCGCTCAGACGTTTCCATTTTCGCCTAACCAGTCTAGGAAAGCTGCTAAGTCAGTAGTATTGCGGGCTTCGGTAAATTCACCAGCTTCACGATGTAATTGGTCCAAAGTCCAGCAAGGTAATTTATTTTTAGTAGTAGTTTTCTCAGCCTTCTCTTCGGCCTCATCCATTTCGGCCCACAGTTTATCTAAGTTGATAGCGTCGAAATTAACACTGAGATCCCCGGCCTCAAGTTCAGCCATGGCCGTAAACTCATCCAAGCCGTCTGGCGTGATAGTGCCGTACTGTGAAGTAATTTCAAGCAATATCTCTTTGGCAGTCTTTTCGTTAGGGGCGTCAATTAGAATATAGGGGACTTCATAATTGCCGTTATCGTGGAGCTCATTTAATTCCATGACGCGCTGGCGTTGGTGGCCGTCGAGTAAATATAATTCATCATCATGGTGCCACAAGAATAGCGGCACAATAAAGCCGCGCTTTTCTAAGCGGCTGAGCATTTTATCGTGGTTATCGGTTTCAAGATCTTTTAAGTTGCCTTGAAGAGGTTTAACTTTTCGATAATCAATTGTTGGCAAATTATTTGGATTTAAAATCTTCATGCGATTAGTATATCAAATAGCTTATGCTCCCCTATCCCCCACCGCATGGATAATACATTTCGTGCCTGGGAAAATTAAAAATAGGCCTACAAGTAGGGTAGGGGAGTGATCAAATACCGAACATGCTTATGCTTAATTTATCCCCAAAGTCCACAGCTTTATCCCCAATGTGTATAAAGGGTCGGCCTATTTTCCGGTTGTTTGTGGGTTATCATTAGCGGTATAATTGACCTACCAACGCAAGATTAAATGCAAAACCACCGCCTGGCAGCAGTGGTTTAAGAGAGCAAGATTTAAATGCTCTCTCATCTTAACCTCTCGCGCTGATAAGGTCAACTAAGTGGAGGCGAGAAATGAAAAACAACCCAAAGAAAAACCATGAGCAGCGGCGCAAGTTTAAGCCCTATCGCTCGACGGTTGATAGTCGCATGCAAACATTGAATCCCTTGCGGGAAGAGGCAACAAGGCTTGGGAGGCAGTTCAGTGAGTGACTTTAGGTATATCAACACTAAGGTTTGGAAAGATCCTTGGTTTGTAGACTTGAGGCTCACGGAGCAGCATTTGTTTCTTTACCTGCTCACCAATCCACAAACTAATATGGCTGGGATCTATGAAATAAGTTTGAGGGAAATGTCCTTTGATACCACAATTGAGCAAGAAGAGATTAAGCGAATCTTTAGGGATCGGTTCCAGCCGGATGGTAAGGCTTTCTATGAGCTGGGTTGGGTAGTTATGAAGAACTGGCTCAAGCATCAGAAGCCTAACCCAAATCAGATCACAGCCATAGTAACTAAGTTTAATAGCTTGCCTGGTAGCCTTTTGGAGAAGCTCAATGATTCAAGTAATAGCCTATACATACCCTATCCTGAGTTAATACAAGGGTTCGAAAGCTTTTCAAAGGCTTATGAAAGCGTTACCCCTAATATAAATAAAATAAATATAATAAAATTAAATAAGCTAACGAAACCCTCTGAAAGCCTTAAAGATGTGGATAAGTTCAAGAAAGGGTTTAGTATGTGATGGCTGTTCATCAAGCCTATAGCCAGGTTATTAGAAAATGCGTAAGTTGTGGAAGGAGTACTTATCAGGAAAAGTGTATGTGGTGTCAGAGAAGGGGACCAACGCTCAGAGGATGCGATAAATGTCGAACGTATATTGGCTTGGCAAAGGGATTATGTGGTAAATGTAGAAGGTAACTTAAAAACTAAATGTTATTTTATCTTGTGTTGCGTTGAGCGCACCTTCCATTTTCACTAAGCGGTAAGGAACTTGCTCAACGTAGCACTGGCTAAGATAGATCAGCAAAGATACATGGAATGAATCTGTATATCATAAACTTGATAATATAATACAAACTCACTGGTTTACCCCCTAAGCTTTGAAGCTACAGTTCCGAGGCCAGGAAATTCTAGAGCAAAGGTACAGGCTGATAACAGGGGAATGGCGACGGCTATGAACCCTGACTTAGCAGAGCGAGGGGGCAAGCTAGTGAGAAGAAAGGAAAGAATGAATGATTGAAAAACTGGAACATGGTTTTATGACAACCAACGACAAGGGGGAGTTAATTGGTAAGTCAGATCCGAGTATTCGGGATGTTATTGAAAAGTTAAATGAAATAATTGATGTAGTTAATAAGAGCGAGGAGAATCATGAAAGATTATAGTATTGAACTAAGGATCAAGGAATTAGACAAAGAGCTAAGCGAATCTTTATTTGGTGCCTTACAAGAAGCGGTTACCGATGTTTGCGCACGTTATGAGGATAAGTTCACAGGAGAGCTAGTTAGGTTTGAAAAGAAATATGAGCGTAAAGGTAAGCTAGCTTCAATGCTACATCAAGTTCGAGAAACTTTTATCGTTAAATAACCTAAACGAAAGGAGTAAGTAATGGTTGAGTTCCTTGGTGGGTTTATTGCTTGTCTTGTAACTATCTTGTTGGTTTCTGTAACCGTACATTATCTTGAAGTTAATAAATGGGAATAACCCTGCTGGTGCCAGCGTAAGTCGGCTTTTTGCCCCCGCAGTAAGGAAGCCAGTAACATTTGAACTTGATAAACCAAAAGCGTAATGGCATGATGTGGTTATGGAAACGAAAAACCGAGATAAATGGAGCGAGAAACAGATTAAATATATTCAGTTTCTCGGCCGAGGTAAAAAAGGCAAGGATGGCACGTCTTTTACCAACGAACAGTTTGCTCGTGCCATAGGCGTAAATCCTGATACTTTATACACCTGGAAGAAGCTTTCAGGCTTTACCCAAGCCGTTTTTGATTATATCCTGACAGCCAACCTGGACTACCTACCAGACATTTTTGCAGCCCAGTTGATAGCCGCTGGTAAGAAAGGCAAAGGGGGAGACACCCAAGCATTTATGGCGATCATGCGGCAGTATGAGCTACTTAAATCAGATAAGATTGACCACACCACTAACGGCAAAGATATGCCAGCACCAATTCTAGGGGGAATAGCAAATGTACCAGCCAACGACGGCAGTACAGCGGTTACTACAGCTCAATAAGCGCATCAAGGGAGTTGCAGGAGGCACGTCAGCTTCTAAGACCATCTCTATTTTGCAGATCTTGATTGATAAGGCCCAATCAGATCCCACACCAAAGCTGACCTCAGTAACCAGTGAATCTATGCCTCACCTCAAGCGCGGGGCTATGCGTGATTTTAAGAATATTCTCCAAGAGCACAACTACTGGAATGAAACCCTGTGGAACGCCACTGACTTTATCTACACCTTTGAGACGGGTAGTAAGATAGAGTTTTTTAGTCTTGATATGCCCCACAAGGTCCGCGGTCCACGTCGTGACCGGCTATTTATCAACGAAGCTAACAACATTCCCAAAGAGACCTATGACCAGCTTGAAGTTCGTACCAATGAGGAGATCTGGCTAGACTGGAACCCAACCAATGAGTTCTGGTTCTATACTGACGTTAAAGACCTGCCCAATGTAGACTTCATAACCTTGACATACCGAGATAACGAGGGTCTTAGTAAGAGTATTGTTGAATCAATTGAATCTCGCAAAGGGAATAAGAACTGGTGGCGAGTGTACGGCGAGGGGCTACTTGGTGAAGTGGAGGGTAAGATCTACACTGGCTGGAAAATTGTTGATGAGATCCCCCACGAGGCCAGATTAGAGCGTTATGGCCTGGACTTTGGTTACTCCCAAGACCCCACAGCTCTTGTAGCTATTTATTACTACAACGGCGGTTATATTGTTGATGAGATCTTGTACCAGAAGGGGATGAGCAACAAACGAATTGCTGATGCTATCAACGACCTACCTAAGGCCCTCGTCATAGCTGATAGTGCTGAGCCCAAGAGTATTGATGAGCTGATGAGCTATGGTATTGCTGTCCTGCCAGCTCAGAAGGGGCCGGGGAGTGTTCATCAAGGTATTCAGTACGTCCAAGACCAAAGGGTGAGTATGACCAAGCGCAGTGTCAACCTGATTAAATGCTATAGAAACTACATGTGGAAAACAGATAAGGACGGCAATATTCTAGATATCCCCGATCACGCTTTCTCAGACCCACTGGATGCGACCCGTTATGGCTTTGAATCATTAAGACCGAAGGAGGATGATGTGCTAGTCGATGAAGAGTTATTTACACCGGAAGGATTTTTCTTATGAGCCACAAACATAATTACCATACAGGTTGGTTTAATTCCGAGCATGGCCGTAGGGTTAGCGAAACCCAGTTCTGTGATTGTGGAGCCAGGCAAGACGTACCATACATTAAACCCGAAGATCCTAAGAGCCCAACTATCATCATGGGGAATGGCTTCGGAAAGGGGCTAAGTAGATGAGCGATATATTCGACCTATTAGAGAAGCAATTAAATTCCCTACCATTCGGAACCTTAGGGATTACAGTCAAGCGCCATGACTCCCACAATGCCAGTCTTGATTTCCAGAAGATTACTAGCCACAAGGTAGATGGGAATGATAAAGCTCTAGCCATTGTGATTGCCCTACTCAAGAGCTTACAAGCCAACAAGGAGACCGGCTTTTTAACCTTCACCATCACTATGACAGAAGGTAATGCTACTAGAGTGCAGGTACAGGATACTCAAAGGATCGCGCTATAAGAACTCCACATAGCTCCACCAACAAAGGGAAACGAGTTAAGGTTATCCTTAGGTCTGGGGAGCGAATTGTTGATAAGTTTGTGGAAAACAAAGGACATGTTGTAGTTCTTGAAGAACATGGCCGAATCCCCGTCTCAGCAATCCGTAGCTTTGCCATCTATAAGCCGTTATAACCATTAGCTTGTTGACAATAAGATTCAAGTAATGCTTTAATTCAGAAAAGCCTACTTACACAACAAGCGGCTACCTTATGTGGAGGAGCTGTTTTAGTGTCAACTGGAGAAGAACTCGGTAAACAATATTCAGAGGCTTATGATTACTTGAGCCCGATACGTGCCACGTGGAAAGAAAAAGAACAGAGTTTACTTGCTCAAGCTAATGACTCAGTATCCGGTAAAATCACCTATGCCAAAGTCACTGATGCTGCCCTATCTACCCTAGCTTTTGAACGCCAGGCTAGAGTCGCAGCTCAACTACCAACTGGTAGGATAATTGCTGCTTCGATATCAGACGAGGCCAGCGCTAAGCTAGCTAACGTCACCTTAAACCGATACATCGTCCCTAATGCTGATAGCCAACACCCCTTCCTGATTAAACTTCGGTTATGGGGTGTTTACGCGTCAGTTTATGGTTCAATGCCAATGTTTTACGACTACCGTGTGGATGATCGCTATATCGGGCCAGAGTGTTGGTTAGTAGATCCCCGAAGCTTTGCCTTACAGCCAGGACATTCCAGTGTTCAAGACGCTGACTATGGTTTTATCTCAACTCTCGTATCTGATTCATTCTTGTCAGGTGTCGCTAAACGTAAGACTACGACCTGGGACCGAGCTGGTATTCGTGACATCCTAAGGCAAATTAAAGAGAATGACGGTAAGACCACAGCCCAAAAGACTAGCGACGCCGATAAAATGTCTGAGGTTGAGAAGCAGCGCTACGACCAAAGCAAGATTAATAACCAAATTGAGCTAATTACTAAGTATGAATCAGGTGATGACGGCCACTGGATTACCTTTGCACCTGATTTTGATAATAAAATCGTCCGCGATATCCCCAATCCTCACAAATCTGGGCGGATTCCGATTGTCATGCGCCACTGCTTCCCACTTCTTAACTCAATCTTTGGGTTAGGCGACTATGAACGGGGCATGCGTATCCAGAAAGCTAAGGATTCATTCACTAACCTAGCTCTAGAAGGTGCCAAGAACCGCGTATTCCCACCACTCAAGATCAACCAGTCACAAGTTACCATGTCCACTATCAAGAACCAGGCTAATGCTAGATGGTTAATGACCGATATGAACGCCGTTCAACCAGTCCAATATGGTCAACAAGCCTTGCAGGAGTACCAAGCTATCTGGGGTAGCCTACAATCCATGCTCATGAACCAGTTTGGTACGACTGATACCTCAGTTAACCAGGATAACAGCGGTAATCCAGCCTTTGGTAAGACCCCACAGGCTCTGCAACAACTCGAATCACGCCAAAATGCCCGCGATACCTGGGATATGTTCATGCACGAGCAAGCTACCCAAGAACTTATGGAAGGTTTGATTAACTTACTGACCGTCAAGATGGAAAAACCGATCAACTTCTCATTATTTGAGGAAGATATCAACCAAATCAAGGAAGAATACAAGGATAAGGGCTTAAAAGTCTTTAAGGGCGGCGAACAGGGTATTATGACCGCCACCAAACAGCAATTAGCTTCTAAAATGGGCTATACCTTCCTGATTGATGCCGGTTCCTCAGTATCTCAGAACGGTCAGGAGCAATTTAAGGCTTTATCTGAAACCTGGCAGATCACCCACTCTGATCCAAACATTATTCAAGCCATGCAACAAGGTGGTTATGAATATGATGTGGCTGAACACTTAAAAGGCATGTTTATTGCGGCTGGCGTTAATAACTGGGATAAAATCTTAAAGAAGATTCAAAACCAAGGCCAAGAACAGGGACAACAGCCTCAGCAACCGCAGATGGACCCAGCTATGCTCCAACAATTGATGCAGCAACAGCAACCTCAAGGTAAATCCCCTTCTGAAATGATTAATTACAAAGACGCACCGCCTGATATTAAGGCTCAGATGGAGCAACAAGCAGGATTACAACCTTCGGCTACTCACCAGACCGATATGCAGTCTCAGATGCAGGCTCATGCAGCTATTCAGGGTGCCCAAGCGACTACCTTGCAGCAACAAGCGCCGACTAATCCTCAAGTACCAGGTCAACCGGACTTTAATGACCCAGATATCGCGGCTGTAGCCCAACAACTAATGAGTGGAGTTAAATAATGGACGACCAAGCACTGACCCCCCAAGCCCCACAGCTAGACCCTCAAGAGGTTGAAGAACAAGCTATTGATGAGGCGATCGTTGAGAATAAGAAGTATGCCCAGGCCGTTGGGCATCCCGCCTGGGAGAAGGTGGAAGAAGATATCTTAGAAACCATCGAACGGATGAAGATTTTTCCGGACCCAAACTTGATTGCTGAGGAGTATAAGATTGATGCTTTGGGTAAAACAATGGTCAGAAATGAATTAACTAACCTCCTCGATAGGATACATAATGCCGTCGAATCAACCGAACGAAATCGAGGAGAGTAATGAACTCTCTATCTCGTTTGATGATCTACCCCAGCCTGAGCTTAGTGGGCATGCGTGGCGTCAACAGGGTACAGCCCTTATTTGCGAATCCTGTCCATTTAGCCATGCTTCGTTTATTCCACCAGAGTACCAACTTTATGGCATTAACGAGAAAGGGGAGCCAATGATCCGTCCTATCAAAGTTCAAGACTGATGACAAACATGAGTCTTGAACTCACAGCGTCGACCTGAGCTGATAACGTGGTCGTTAAATTTAAGGAGGTTTTTGTGGAGGAAGAAACTACACAAACTCCGGCGGAAAACACAACGGTAGAGACAGAAACTACCACCACTGCCCCGCCAGCAGAGGAAACCCAAACTGAGACAACACCGGAAACAGAAGGTGAGGCGACGGAGCAACAGCCCGAAGCTAGTGCCGATGAAACCGAAGGTGATGCCGAACGCAAGCCTAAGCGAGCTGAACGCAAGATCC